GCACCGACGTGATGTCGGCGCTGTTCATCCACGGCCGCATGGCCAAGGGGGTGCCCGCCAAGGCCGGCGCCATCTGCGACTTGCCGCTGGTGCGGCTCTGGGCCCCGCCGCCGCGCATGCGCGAGGACATGGTCAGAGTTGGCGTCGGGCTCAACAAGACCGCGTCGCTCGCCTACCGCGGCCAGTTCTGGCCGTGGGGGATGCGCGTCACTGGCCTCCTCAACACCAACGTGCTGCCGATGGAGAACCTCGCCTTCCTCATCAAGGAAGCGGGCGTCGCCTCGGGGCTCGCCGAGTGGCGCAACGAGCGTCGGGGCATGTTCGGCTCCTACCACCTGGCGAGCCGGGACGAGACTGCAGCCTGGGACAACTACACCCAGGGCGGTCCCATCCCCGAGCCGCTGGACCCTGAGGCGCAGCTGCTGGCGGCGGAGTAGGCCAATGCCAGCCATCACCTATGCGTTCAGGGACGACACCACCCCGCTGGGCTTCCGCAACGCAGCCAAGGCCGATCCCCAGGTCATCGGGGAGACGCTCACCGCCATCGCCGTCAACGGGCGTCTCAAGCCCGCGGACGTTGTGCGGGCGGCGGCCGAGCGCCGGCATAGCTTGCACCAGTTTTTCACCTGGGACGACGCTGAGGCCGCCAAGGCCTATCGGCTGGACGAGGCGCGCGCGCTGATCAGCTCGGTGGAGGTGGTGGAGGTGGACGCCACCAACGCCCACGACGAGCGCAGGCGCGCGTTCCTGTCGATCACCGACAACCACGGGCGTGCTTACCGGCCCGTGCAGCTGGTGGTGGCGGACGCGCGTCTGCAGGCGATGATGATGGCGCAGTTGATCGGCGAGATGCGCTCCATGCGCCGTCGCTATCGCGAGATCAGCGACATCTGCGTCTTCATCGATCTGGCGATCGGCGCCGCTGAAGAGCTGATGGCTAAGGAGGCGCCGCCAGAAGCATGAGCACTACGCAGGCTCGGTTTGGCTCGGCTCGTCCAGGCGTGGCAACGCTGCGCTCAGCTGGGCAGCGCGCGGCAGGCATGGGTCGGGAGAGCCAGGGTCGTCATGGAGCGGAAGCGGGTGGCTCGTCCAGGCCCGGCAGGGTGGGCCGGCATTTCTGACGATGGCAGCCGGGGACCACTACGGCTCTCGTCAGCGGGCGGAGCGGGTTTGGCACGTTCCCCGCTCCGCCCATCCTTTTTAGGCACGGCCGGGGTAGGCTACGGCGCTGCATGTCATCGGCGTGGCTTAGGATGGCGCGGACAGGATGGGCGTGTGACGGCCAGGCCCGGCCCAGCTTGGGCGGGCTCAGCGATGCAAGGCAGGCCCAGCGCGGATCAGCAAGGCCCAGCGTGGCGCGTCACTGCTCGGCAGCCGGCGGCATAGCAAGGCTCGGCAGGCGGGGCATAGCGTAGCCTGGGTTGGCGGGGACGCGCAGGGCCGGGCAGGCCCGGCAACGCCAGGCGCGGTGCGTCACGGATCAGCTGGTCTGGGCAGGCCCGGTAGGGCGCCGGCATGGCCTGGCTCAGCTTGCGGCGGCTCGGCGGTGCACGGCTGGCGTGGCTTTAGCTGGTCTGAGCACGGCCCGGCCAGGCTAGGCGCGGCACCGAAGGGGTCGGCAGGGCAGGCGAGTCAGGGCCAGGCCTGTCTGCGACGGGTCAGGCTCGGCGCGGCCGGCGAGGCAAGGTCAGGCATGGCCAGTCGCGGGTTGGCAAAGCCTAGCTGGGCGAGGCGGGGCACGGCAGGCGAGGCGTAGCTGGTGTGGGCGTCGCGAGGCATAACTCGGGAAGGCGCCGATCGGCGCGGCAGGGCTGAGCAGGCAGAGGTTGGCTGCGGAGGGCGAGGGATGTCCTGGGTTGGCGAGGCCGGGCGCAGCTCGGCGTAGCATGGCGCGGCCGGCGGCGCTTGGGTTGTGGCGGCCAGTCACCGGCCCATCCCGGCTCGGCACGGCAGGCTCGGCCCGGCTTTGGGAGGCGTGACAGGGCCCGGCACGGCGAGGCGTGGCACGGCAGGCAAGGCCCGGCCAGGCCTGGGTTGGCCGAGCCAGGCGCGACGCGGCGCGAGACGGCATGGGTAGGCTGGCTGGTCAAGGCGCGGTTCGGCGCGGCGGGGCTGAGGCGTTGCTGGTCACCGCTGGTCCCGGCACGGCAGCGCCGGCAAAGCGTGGCCGGGGGCGGTTGGGCTCGGCAAGGGCAGGCAAAGCTGCGCGCGGCACGGCTGGTCGAGGCAGGCGGTGCGAGGCCTGGCGGGTATTGGCCCGGCCCGGCCAGGCGTGGATGGCGAGGCGCAGCGCGGGCTGGCAAGGCCAGGCGCGGCCGGCTCGGCGAGGGTGGGCTCGGGCAGGCGAGTCGAGTCCTGGCGCGGCGAGGCAAGGCAGGCGGTGCGTGGCCGGGCTTGGCCCGGTGCGGCGGGGCGAGGCATCGCGGGTGTTGGCACGGCACCGCATGGCGTGGCGGGGCAGGCGTGGCCAGCGATGGCACGTCCCGGCCGGGCCAGGCATGGGCGAGCACGGCAGGCAACGCTTGTGGCGGCACGTCGTCGCCCGGCGAGGCGAGGCGCGGGATGGCACGGCAGGCAAAGCGCGGCGAGGCGCGGGTTGGCGCGGGCTGGAAAGGCGTGGCTCGGGCCGGCATGGCATAGCCGGCGTGGTGGGCGCTGCATGGCCACGCTAGTCCCGGCGCGGCTCGGGGGGGCAGGCCCGGCGCTGCCAGGCTAGGCCCGACTGGGCACGGCTCGGCGAAGCAGGGCGTGGGTTGGCATAGCCGGCACGGCACGACCAGGCGGTGCATGGCCGGGCAGCGGTGCTGCTTGGGCGGGCGAGGCTGGGCGCGGCCGGCGTCGTACAGCAAGGCGTGTGCGGGACGGGCCCGGCATGGTTGAGCAAGGCAGGCGTGGAACGGAACGGGTAGGCTATGCAAGGCGAGTGACGGCTTGGCGCGGCAGGGCAGGCAGGGGTTGTGATGGCGCGGCCCGGCCCAGCCTCGGATGGCGTAGCCCGGCAGGCCCGGCGTGGCCGGCTCGGATCGGCAGGGGTTGGCGATGCAAGGCCGGGCGTGTCCGGTCGGGGCCCGGCAGGGCCGGCGTGGCTAGGCGCGGCTTGTGAAGGCTAGGCGGGGCGTTGCGGGGCCCGGCGAGGCGAGGCAGGCCCAGCAGCGGTAGGCAGGGCTGGGCGTGGCGTCGCTCGGCACGGCCCGGCAGGCAGGGCTGGGCGTGTGAAGGCTCGGCGCTGGCTAGGCAGAGCGGCGCACGGCGTGGCCGGCACGGACTGGCTCGGCATGTAAGGGCAAGGCTCAGCAACGCTGGGCGCGGCCGGCGTGGCGGGCCTTGGCTAGGCATGGGCTGGCAGCGGCGGGCGAGGCCGGCAGCGGCGGGCGTAGCAGGGCATCCCCCGGCGTGGGTTGGCATGGCCGGCGAGGCTAGGCTTAGGTTGGCACTGCGATGCACGGCGGGGCCGGGCAGGCAGGGTAGGGCTCGGCAGCGGCTGGGGATCGATCGGCGCGGCAGGCAGGGCTGAGCTAGGGGCGGTTCGGCTCGGCACCGGCATGGCGTGTCAGGGCCGGCATGGACCGGCAACGCTCGGCCCGGCGAGGCATGGCGGAGCGCGGCGGGGCAGGCGGGGATCGGCACGTTGCGGCTGGGAAAGGCAACGCTGTGCGTGGCCGGGCAGCGCCGTCACGCCTCGTCGTTGGCCGGCTCGACGCGCCGGATGTAACTGATCTGCCGCGACCGCGGACCGCGGGTAGCGGCGCTGATGCGGCTGGCGCGGAACAGCCGGTTCATGGCGGCTTCGAAGCCTTTGCTGGTCGTGCCCTTGGCGTCAGGATCTCTGGCGAACAGCGCGGGCGCGTAGGCGTGGCCGGTGTTATGGCTGACGAAGCGGCCCTGGACGGTGAAGGCTTCGAGCATGGCCAGGAACTGCTCGTCGACGCGATCGGCGCTGATCTGGCGATCGAGGGCGGAGCCGGCGATGGGGTCGTCGTTGATGAAGGCGCCGGCGGCCCAGCGCAGCTTCAGCTCGACGCCGGACTGGCTGTAGTTGCTTTTGCGAACCGCCAACGTGCGCAGCTCGGGGGCCGAGGCGCCGCCGTCGTCATCAGCGGGCGTGCTCAGGTACAACCTTGATCTTACGGAATTATTCCAGGCGGTGCTGCCGCTGAGCCCCGAGCCGCTCGACAGCCCGGTCAGCGAGGGGTGAGCCAGCAGCACCAGTGCGGCGTCGATCGGCGCCACCAGGCTGCGCAGCAGGCGCACGAACTGCCGAACCTGCGGCCGCTCGTTTTCGCCGCCGCCGAAGAAGTCGGCGAGCGAGTCGAGCACGATCAGCGATGGGCGCTCGGCGGCGACCAGGCCCTGCAGATCCTGCCAGCGCGGCGTCGTCTCCAGCGCGTGGCCTGGCGCGCCGGTGACCAGCAGGGCGTCTTCATCGATCAGCGGCCAGAGCGTCAGCGCCGCCAGGCGCTCCAGCGCCAGACCGTAGAAGACGGCGATCTGATCGGTGCGCCGGTGCAGCTCGTCGCGGTCATCCTCGGCGCTCAGGTAGAGCACCCGACCTGGCCGCACCGCCGAGCCGAGCCAGGCCTGCTCGGCGGCGGTGCAGATAGCCAGCTGCAGCGCCAGCGTCGACTTGCCGACGCCGCCGTCGCCGCCCAGCATCGTCACCGTGCGCGCCGGCACCAGACCGGCGACGTGCCAGACGCGCGGCGGGATCGGCAGCCCTTCCAGGCTGCTCGCCTTGAAGACGCCGGTGATCTGCAGCTGCACCTGACCGTAGTCCGGCAGCGCGGCGGCCAGCGCTTCGAGGTCGGCGACGGTGTGGCCGGCGTCCAGGTAGTCGCTGGCGTCGCCCTTCTCCGGGCATGCGGGCCAGACCGCGCCGAGATCCAGCAACCTGACGCGCGCCGCCACGGGCGCCAGCTGCTTAGCCACCGCCTGCGCATGCTCGCGGCCTGGCCCGTCGTTGTCGCCGACGATCACCACGTCGGCGCCCTTGAAGTACGGGTTCAGCGCGGCTGCCCACTTGCCGGCGCCGCCGCTGTTGCTGGTGCTCGCGAGCCCGTCGGCGCGCAGCCGATCGACATCGCGCTCGCCCTCGACGATGTAGATGACGCGGGCGGCGGCGACGGCTTCGATCAACTCGGGCAGCTTGTAGGGGATCGGCCGGATGCCCTTCGTCGACCAATTCCAGCCGCCCTCGGCGGTGGGGTCCGGCCGCCGCTGCAGGAAGGCCTTGGGCCGCTTGCGGCACACCTGGAACACCAGCGCCCGGTCGGCGCCCTGGTAGTCATAGGTCTGCACGATGTGCGCGGCGCCGGGGTCATGCCCGTTCGGACTCGCCTTCGTCTCGGGGAACTGGTCGTGGAACCAGTCCCAGGCGCCGGCGTGGTCGACGAGCCCTTGGTGCTCGATGAGAGCGAGCACGCCGCCGCCGACCTTGGCCTCGTTGTTGAAGAACGTGCCCTTGGTAAGGTCGACCGACATCGAGCCGTTCGACCCCCAGCGCAGGTTGGTCGGCGTCGAAAGTCGCGGGTTGGGGTCGCCTAGCAGCCGCCTAGCGACGCTCTCCATGTAAGAGCGGAGGTCAACCTCACTGCGGGCCACGGCGCGTCAGCATAGCTAGCGCAGGTTGTCGAAAAGATCGCCGGGTCGACGAAAGCCGGTCGACCTCGGATCTCGCAGGAAGTCGAGCAGCGGCTCGCCGAAGAGGTCGACGACGAGGCCGCCCTCCCTGACCAGGAAGGGTTCGCTGTTAAGCTCGCGGCACATCCTCCAGAGCGGCGTGAGGCGCACGGTGCCGTTCTGCCGGATCCCGCCCAGCGGGTTGGGGACCACCCGCAGCGGGAAGTCCGCCTCCTGGGGGAAGAACCACTTTTGCAGGCGCGGGAAGTGGAACGGGAAGCACTTCAGCTCGTCCTCGTTCTGGCTGCACTGACACCAGAGCAGGACATCGGCGATGCTGGTGTGCATCCAGCCGGGCTGCTCGTGGCCAGGGTTGCCGCACCATTGGGTTTCAAGCGATGCGTCGCGGTAGTGGGTCTTGTTGAAGAGCCCATCGGTCTGCGGCCAGCGGACGATCTTGTATTCGAGCGACAAGGTGCCGCCGTCTGGCGTCTGCACGATGGCGTCGACGTGCGCGCGCAGCTGCAGCATCTCCGCGATGGGCGAGGCGATGTCGAGGAAGACGACCTGGCCTTTGTGGGCCTTGGCCCTCAGCACCGGCGCAAGCAGCTGGTCGAAGCGGGCCCTCGACCACGTCTCGTCGCGATCAAATTCGGGGGAACTCATGCCGCTGCCTCCAGTCCGCGCGCGAGGCCAGCGGCGCCGATGAAGCAGGCCTCGGCGCGGTCGACATCGAGCTTGCGGGTGAACAGCTCGGCGTGAGCCGGCCAGCGGGCGATGGCCCGCGTGCGCGCCACGTCCTTGTGCTCCCGGCCGGGCGGGACGTTGGCGAGCCGCTTCCAGACCGGCGGCGTCACGAAGACGACACGGATGTCGAAGGCGCCGGCGATGCCCTCGATGACGCCGCGGGCGCGCCCGAAGGCGAAGGCCTGGATGGGCCCGTCATTCGGTCGCGCACCGACGAACTCGCAGAAGATGCGCTCGACCTGAGCGTGGTCGTTATGGGTCCGCAGCGGGTTGGCGATGATGCCGGCCAGCAGCGCCGCGTTGGTGGCCACCCGCCCATTGGCCTCGGGCGTGTTGGGCATGTCCTCGACGCCGATCAGCTCGCCGGTGATGCTCAGGATCGCGATAGCCCCGTGGGCGCCTGGATCGATCCCGAGAACAACCGACACCATTGCAACCGATCCGTCATCTAAAACTGCACACCTTGACAAGCCACGCTTGACAAGGGAGGAAAGGCCTCAGCCTACGTCGGCCGTCTCGTGGGGAGGCGCGTCGTACAAGTCAGGTCGTAGGCGCCAGGGGGGAATGCCTGTGACATCAGACAGTTGGCGCACCCATTCGGCGGGGACGGCGCGCCACCCGGCGATAGCTTGCCGAGAGATCCCGAGCGCCCGTCCGATCTCAGCCAGGTTGTGGTCGTGCAGAATAGCGACCGCATCACGAGCGACTTCGGGTGGGGTGCCTACGCGCTTCGCCATCGCGACTTCAACCTTACCGGCGCCGGCCCTCGGGCACCTTCGCGCCGCTATCCACCTTCGTCAAGTTGGGCCTGCCCTGTGAAAAACCCCGAAACTACAGTCGGAAACCGCATTGCGGCGATCCGCGACAAGTACAACCTGACCCAGGCTCAGCTGGGCGCCAATGTAGGCGTCACGCGGGCCGCGATCAGCCTGTACGAGAAGAACATGGCCCGGCCGCGTGCTGAGGTGGTCGACCGGCTGGCGGCGCTGTTCAACGCCGACCCCGAATGGTTCGACCGCGGGCGCGGCAAGGGTCCCGGTCGGATCAAAGCGCCGGCGCCGCCCGCCGAGATCGAGGCGCTGCTGAGGCCACAGTTCTTGGAGGTGGGTTACCTGGCCAAGGCCAAGGTTAAGCACGCCGATACAGTGGCGATCCTGGCGCCGAACGCCGCCGGGCGCATCCAGCGCGGTGACAGCGTTGTGATCGATACCCGGCGCCGCAAGGGCGGTGATGACGGCGTGTTCCTGGTCGCCGACGCCACGGGTGTGGCGCTGCGCCAGGGGTGCGCCGGCTCGCCCGACACGCGCATCCTCGGCCGCGCCGTCGCCTATCTCCGGTCGCTCTAACCTCAGGGTTTCACCTGAGTGACGCACCGCTGACGCGGCGGTAGCTCGCTGGCCGCAAGGTCAAGCTATGTCAATGACCGCTTGACCACCCGCGCAACCGAGACTTACGGTTCGCGCAAGTGGAGGCGACCCCATGCCCAAGCGCAGCAGAGCCCCGATGGTCACCCGCGTCCAGAAGTCGGTCAACGACGCCGTCATCTACGGCGCCCTCGTCATCCGACAGAACGCCGGCAAGAAGGCGTTCAACGAGTACGCCCACAACACGCTCAGCACCCTGATCGGCGCCGTCATCGCCGAGCAGGGGCAGCACAAGGCGGTCGAGCTGATGGTGCACGGCTTCGAGATCGCCGAGGCCTACACCCCCGAGCAAGCGGCGTGACGACGTGGATGAGGCGCTCGGCAACGCGGGCACCCCTGAAGAGCGCCGCACGGGCCTAGGCGGCTCCGACGCGGCGGCGGCGCTCGGCCTGTCGCCCTGGCGCACGCCGTTCGACCTCTGGGAAGAGAAGAGCGGCTTCGCGCCGCCGATCGAGCAGACCGAGCCGATGCTCTGGGGCAAGCTGCTCGAAGACACCATCCGCCGCGAGTACGTCAGACGTACCGGCATGGAGGTGCGCCAGGTCAAGGAGATGCTCCGCCACCCGCAGCACGCCTGGATGTTCGCGCACGTCGACGGGCTGATCAGCGGCGCCGGCAACATCCTCGAAGTGAAGACGGCGCGCGACGCGCGAGGCTGGGGCGAGCCCGACACCGACGAGATCCCGCTCGCCTACCTGCTGCAGGTTCACCACTACCTGGCGGTCACCGCGGCCGAGGTCTGCGACGTGGCGGTGCTGATCGGCGGCAGCGACTTCCGGCTCTACCAGATCAGCCGCGACATCGAGATCGAGCAGCACCTGATCAAGGGCGAGGAAGCGTTCTGGCAACAGGTGACCACCGGCGTGCCGCCGGCGCCGCTGACGCTGGAGGACGCGGTCAAGCGCTGGGGGCACTTCAACGCCGCCGGCTGGATCGTGGCCACCGAGGCCGAGCTGCAGGCGGTCGAGATCCTGCGGCGCGGCAAGCAGCTGCAGCGCGATCTCGACGTGGAGGTGGAGGCGGCCAAGCTGACGATCATGTCAGCCCTGGGCGACAACG